TGCGAAAACCTGACCGCTGCCGGGTCGAGCCCTCGCAGCTTTGCCTGAGCGTCTGCACCGATGGGAGTCAACGAGACTTCCCGCAGCCGCCACTTCGTCACGACATTAACCGGCCCAGTGAATTCGCGGCCGGAAATTGTTTTTGTCTGCCCTTCGGCGATGTAAGTGCGCTTCAACACGTCATAGCCGACCGACACGTCTGTAATGTGTCCTTCGCGAACGCCTGCCATCGCATCTTCGGCCTGGGCGGCTTTCGAAAACATCAAGGTTGCGGTGATGTTGCCATCGCCCACCGTGATGTTTCGCGCGCTACCCAACTGGTCTTTGATGCTGGATCGGTTGTGTGAGTCAAGAAACGGAATCTGACGGCTCTTTGGGAACTCTGCACCACGGGCCAGCAGTACCTCCGGCACCATCTCACCGCGAGACCAGTCCGGCATAAGCACCGGGGCTTCAGTGCTGATGACTGCCTCGACAGATCTTTCATCCTCACGGAATGACTTTGCGCGGACTTCGAGCGAGCGAAACCCGGGATCTGCCATCGGCCGTGCAATTGCCTGTGAACGCCTAGACATCGGCTGTTTCCTCTTCGTTTTCGTCAGCTGTCTCGCTGCCGACGTCTTCCATTTGTTCGATCGTCGCCATCGCCGTCAGTGCCTGCGGATCAACGCCGAGGATGTTGTTGACAACAACTTCCGGGATGCCCCGGGCTGCTGCGACTTCGCGCATTTCGGCGATGTTGTCGATGACGGTTCGCCAGTTCACGTTCTGTTTTGCACACTCCATCTGCAGCGAACTGAGACCGCCTTTGATGCGGAGTGAAGCCGCTTTGGCGTCGTCTGTTGGATTGATTGAAAGAGCCACCGGGCCTTGCCAGTTTGCAGCCGAAAACCGCCCCGGGCTGGCTTGAAACTCAGCCGCGGAAATGATGCCGTCGAAGAATCCGGCCAGCACTGCAGCCCGAATCAGGCTTTCGTAGATGGGCTGGCAGAATGACGACGCGAACCACTCCTGCACGTCGTGCAATTCAGGCCATGCGTCGTTGTCTGCTGAGCGCTCGCTGCTGAATGAGCTGTTGCGATAGTCGCCGGTGATTGTCGACGACTTCACGCCCGGCATTGCCCCGGCGGTTTGCCGTTGCAGATGCTGAACGAAGCCCTCCGGATTCATGTTGGGCTGATTCGGACTGTGCAGCTCAAACTTTCCGTCCTTGCCCGTGTTGATGAGCATGGCAGGTTGAATTTTGGTGATCGTGTTGCCGTCCGCGTCGGTCAGGTCGGAGCCGTCTGGTGATGTGTGGACCGGCGTTGCAGACTGTGACAAACCGACGCGAGTTGCCCCTGTGGGCTTGCTGTAACTGCCAACGAAACATGCCGCCATCGCCGAGGCTTTGAGGACGTTGTAGTTGAGGTCGCTGGTGTCCCGCATGTTGATAAGTGCGGCAGCAAACCACGGCAGACCGCGAAGTTGGTCAATATCGTCTTCGATGTACAGGTGCCCGATCTCTGCGATTCCAAACCGCTTCACGGCGCCCGTCTGATTTGCCGAGGCGTAGGGCGGCTGGACGCGAATGTGATAGGCCACACGCTCGCCGAATTCGGTCAATTCCACGCCGCGAAAAACGGTGTTGCCTTCAGGCACTGCCTCAGCCACCAACTCCGACTCGTCTGCCAGTCGGCAAGTGTCAATGAGCTGCAGGGCCACCGGCACGGGAAGATCGTGGGCTTGCTGTTTCTGCTCACTGATCGGCTGCAGCCGGTAGAGAACGTCGCCGCTGAGAATCACATTACGCAGGGCCAGCTTCTGCAGCCCCGCGAACGTCTGACCACCTTTTCCGGGAAGGCCGCGAAGGTCAAAGCCGGATTGAATTCGCGCCCACAACTCTTGTGCCTTTTCACGGAAGGCAATATTCGCCGTGCCGTCGGCGTTCATGGCCAGCGATTCAGGCTGCATGCCGTGCCGTCCGATGGTTTTGGCAACGATGGTGCGAACCACTTTGCGTGCGTTCGGATTGTCCCGGTAAAGCTGCCACGAATCCGCTCGAAGGCTTTGGGCGCGGGACGTGTCAACGTCGTTTTCACGCCAGACGATGCGGTTGCGTGCATTGAGCCGGTGACGATTTGCTGCCGCGTATGGGCCGTTCGGCGTGCCGATCAGTTGGTTGATCTGCTGCAGGCTTGCCCGGGCCGCTGCACGGCGGACGCCAGCCTCAGGGCTAAAAAAGCCAATGACGCGGTCAAGGATGTTCACAGCGAAGGCTCCCCAAGCGAGAGAAGGGTTGCCATGCCGCCGCTACTGGTGCTACCAGCGCTGATCTCGTCTTTGAGTTGCTGCCTGAGTTCGCGCAGGTCGCGGAGCTGCGCCATCAGCTTCCTGCGCCCGGCGATGGAATAATCCTGCGCCTTCAGGCAGTCCAGAATAGCCTGCTCAGTTGCCTCTAAAATTTCTTGCGGTGATGCCATGCCGCCATTGTGCGGCAGTACCCCGAAAATCACATACCAGCTTTACCAGAGGTCATCGCTCGCCATCGAGACTCACTACCCGATGCTGAATCACGATAGTTTCAAGTTGCACGCGAACAGTCCACGTGTGGCCGCACGGCCCCAGCCCCGGCTTTGCCGACTTGCAGCAGCGGTAGTACCGGGTCTTGCCTTGCGTGGAATAGGCCAACCCGTAGCCGCGACGGCCTTCCCAGCAAATCGGGCAGCGTCGGTGAACCTCAATTTCTTCGCCCTGCGTGGTCGGTGGCAACTCGACGGCTGGCCGCTGCTGTTGCGGCTGTGCGGTCGCGGCTGCTGGCCGCTGCTTCTGTGACTTACTCAATCCAGGGCCTCCCGTCGCTTCGTGTCTCGCCTGCATTTACCACGGTCCTTTGAGTCTTGATTTCTGATCGTGCTGGGAATCCGCCGTTTTCCTCTGCGTAGCATACCGCCAACGCCAGCCCGTAGCGAATGGCGTCACGAAAGTCGTTCGGGGCTGATTCGTTTTTCTTCACCCAGAGCAGTTTGGCGTTGCCTCGCGTGTCCACTTTGTCGCCCAGCGTGGCGTTGCAGAGCTGTTCAAGGAATTCCATGTCCCGATCCGCCCCGGCACAGATACTCAGGCTTTCCGGATCTGTCGGGGTGCGGTCGTCAAGTCGGGCCTGCAGGTCAGTTTCCCAGAAGTCCGTCGCGACCGTCAGCAGTGTTTGCCCTGCGTGGTCGCCTTCCTGCACTGAGGATAGCCGGTAAGGCTTGCCGCCAAGGTCGTGGTTGGCGCCTTTGATGGCAAGAAAGCCGTCGTGACGGTTGGCGAAATCGTAGGTTGCCTTGGTATCCCAGCCGGAGTCCGCCGCTGCAGCATGGGGCCGCATGGAGTTGCCGCCGTCCTCGTGCTCGTATGCCCTGCAGATTGTGGCGTGCCAGATTTCATCCAGCGTCTGCGTGAGGCCATAGTCCACGACGTGACTACGCCAGTCAGCACCGTGAGCCATTACAACCCAGAGACGGTAACCGCCCTCTGCAGCCTGCTGGTCGATGGTTACGGTGAGCAACCGGCCCCAAACTGGCACGACACCCCGTGGCAACTGCGTTTTCAATCGCTCGCCAACCCGTTCCGGCGTTGATTTCGTCCGCCGCGGTTCCCACGTTTCGCCCTTGTCTTCGTTGATCCACTGGCGAAGTTTTGCCGGGTTTTTGCACTTGCTGACGAAGTCAGCAGCGATCGAGCCCCAGCCGTGGAAAAGAGCATAGAAAACGCTGATCTGGCAGCCGTAATCCTGTCCCCAGTTGCGGGGTTCGCCGCGCAGCCAAGACATATCATCCGGCGGAAGGTCGCGGGCCTCCATCGCCCGTTCGTGGTCTACCTCGCAACCAGCCGGAATCCACACGCCGCGCATCATCATTTCGGGCCGGTGCATGTCATCAATGCGGCCTTCGCAGAAGCGGCAGACATAGTGCGCCGTTTTGCGGGCCAACTCTTTATCAGACTGGCCGGAAGGTAGCTTCTCGAAAAAGATGCCGCCTGGCTGGCCGCCGTCGCCGAATTCGATAGTCTGGAATTTGTGGCAGTGTGGGCAAGGGACGTGGTAGCGGTGATGCGTTGATCCCAGCAGCCCGGTTTCCACGTTCGACTTGCCGCGGACTGATGGCGTTGACTCCATCACAAATTTTCGGTCGGGGTACTCTGCTCCGCGCTTCCGAAAGCGCTCCAGTGGGTCGCCTTCAGTGCTCGACGCCTCCATCACCCATTTATCGATCTCGTTTGCGTGGGCCACACGAATCGACTTGTCCGCCAAACGCGACTTGCCCCGAGGCCAGGCCCCGTGACAGACTGACCGGCGAAGTTGAATTCTGGTCTTTGATTGCCTCTGCCGGATCGGCGTTTGATCCCGAAGTCGCGGGCAGTTTTCGAGCATCTGCCACAGACGGCCAAAAACGCTTTTGCAGTTGGTCTCGTCTGGGGTCGCGAACATGGTTTCTTCGGGGCGTTGGTCCATGCTTCGCATGAGCATAGCCAAGCCGAAATTTGTTTTGAACATGCGGGCCGCCCATTGCAACCAGATTGTGCGGAACTGGATCGAGTCATAAGCCCAGCATGGGCCTTGGGGGGCGGTGACCCATGGGCAAGACGATTCAGCGAATGCCCGGCCGTCATGCGTGTAAAAATTCATCCGCAGCCAGTCCGCAGCGGTCTCCTCTGCCTGGATTGCCAGCGTGTCCCGAAAGATGTCTGCAATTATGCCCATTCGCCAAGCCCCTCCACGATTTCACGCAGAGCGACAGAGACCACACGGTCCACAGCAGCCTTAATCGGCACCTTCAATTGATCTGGGCAAATCAGTGCGCACTCGGTCCCAAGGTTTAGCACTCGCGTTTTCAGCCGCTGAAGTGCGATTGCCAACTCTCGAACCACTTCGTCCTTGTGTACCAACCTGCCCTCAATCAGGTCGTTTTTCAGTTTCCTCGCCCGTGCTGCCTCCGCCTTGTCTGCGATCTCCGCTCGCTTCAGCTCCACTAAAAGTTCCGACTGGTCAGCCGCCTCGCTGACAGCCTTAATGTTTGCCGCCCTCCATTGTTGAATGGCGTCAATTGATGTCCGGGGGCAACCGCGATTGAAGTACCGCTGAATGGTCACCTCCGAAACTCCAACCCCAGCCGCTGCCTGCGCCAAGGTCAGTTCGCCCGGGAGCGTCAACCCCTTCCGCCTCTCAATCGGTTTCGGGGCTGGCGTCTTCGGCCCCGGTGCCTTTGGGCGACCGGGCTTTTTTGGCTGCGGTGCCGGCGGGGCTTTCGCCTTTTTTCGTGCCGGTCGTGTTGCCAATTTTACCAAACAAAACACACTCCCAAAAAAACCTTATGCGCAAAAAAAGTCAGCAGGCGGAAACC